AGTCCGCAAGGATGCCCTGGTAGAGGCTTTCATTAAGCGTGAGTGGAAGCCTGTGCACATCGACAAAATATTGGATGTCACAAAGACCATGGGCGACCCACGAGTGATACAGGGACGATCAGTCAACTTCAAAGTGGCCATGGGGCCATGGATGTGGAGCTTCGGCAAACAGTTGTCCTCTGCTTGGCATCCTAAGTCTGACACCGTAATATCAGTTGCATCGAGCGTTTCGGCCGAGGAGGTTGGAGCGTGGTTCTACGATGCACTGCAAACAGTGCAGGACCCCGTGATCATTGACAGTGATGTGCCTCGCTGGGATGCGCAGGTATGTCCTGCAGCCAAGTCGTTCTTATGTTCTGCCTATGGCATGCTTGGCGCACCGTCCAATGTGTTGAAGATACGTGGTACAATGCATTTGGGCGGAAGGTTTCGCAAGGGCACAAGATACACCACAACGGGACAAGTGCAGTCAGGAGACGGGGATACGTCTGCTGGCAACTGCATGATTCATGGTGGTGTTGACCTTGCGTTCCTGATCAATTACATCTGCACTCAAGAAGAGGCCAAGGCCTCAAGTGCAGATTCACAGCTGTCTGTTGATGAGCAAATCAACGTCCTCAAGACAAAGCTTCGTACTCAGCGCAACATGCGCACGATCGTGCTTGGCGATGACGGCGTCAAGGTGTTCTCCAAAGAGATGTGGGAACACAGCGCCGACGATTACGCCAAATGGTGGGAGGACCATGGATTTATTGGCACTGCCATATCCGTCAAACCCACCTATGCAGCTGAGTTCTGTTCAGCTCGATTCTGGCCAATTGATATCGGGTCAGTCGAGACGTACTGCCTAGGACCAAAGATAGGTCGCGTGCTCGCCAAGACGTTCTACGTCAAGTCCGAGATTCCAGAGCGCGACCACGTCACCTGGCTACGTGCTGTATGCAAGTCCATCCAGTATGACGTGAGCTTTGTGCCCATATTGCGCGCTGTGGTCGCTCGACTGCTGGAACTCACCGCCGACGCCGACGATAAACCACTGTCGACGTGGGCGAGTGAGAAATCGCGGTTCGAGCAGATCCACGCCGCAACCGGCCACGAGGTGTGCGACCGCACGTGGGACATGATGGAAACACTGTATGGTGTAACCCAGGAGTCTGTGTTGGCCGTGGAAGCATCGATAAAACTGATGCCTTCCACTGGCTGGCTCCTGGACCATCCTGTCCTAGAGGACATTGCTGCCATTGACAACGGCTAACTACCACCGTAGGGGGGGGGCTTTATAAATTCCCGCTACGAATCAAAGAAAACTTCAAGC